TTCAAAATTAAGTACATTAGGATCTATATCAGGCAGCACAGCTGTTACTAACATTGAAGAATTTACAAATCTTAAAAATGCATTGATTGGTGGGTTTGATGAATTTGAAAAGTATCTTTATTTCGAATCATCATCAACCCCATTTACATATGATCTACCATTAGCAGACCCTAATGTTTCATATATAACAGGTAGTTATATTGATCCATGGCCTAAGACAACAACATCTCGTCCGCATACATTGTATAGCAGCACAGCAAGCATTGCTCAAGAATGGTATTCAACATTGTTAGACAATGCAGATTTATATGATAGAGCAAATTATAATTCTTTGATTAACGGCGTTCCGTTGTATTTACGAACTAATCCTGACAATGAAGGTTTAGAAACTTTTATTCATATGTTAGGACAACATTATGATATTATTTATACATACATTCGCAATGTTTCTAAAATATATTCTAGAGATGAACATCCTAAATACGGTGTTCCAAATGAATTACTTTATTCTGTAGCAAAACAATTTGGATGGTCGCTAACGGATGGTAATCAATACAAAGATCTTTGGGAATATGTTTTAGGTACTAACGAAGCAGGAATTCCTATTACTGGTTCTAATACGGTAGGTGATGCATCATTACCAGGCAAGGATATGACGTACCACGTATGGCGTCGCATTGTTAACAACTTGCCAGGACTATTAAAATCAAAAGGAACTAAACGAAGCGTAAAAGCATTATTATCATGTTACGGAATACCACAGAGCATGATATCAATCAATGAATATGGTGGACCTAGATTAGAACGGCCTCCAGTTTATGAAAAATTGAATTTTGACTATGCATTAGACTTAATTCAAAATGCTGCTGGTACAGTAACAGTTGATTATGATCAACCAATTAATTCAGTAGAACTTCGTTTCCGAACAGACAATGTATTAACAAACCCAGCATTGCCAAGCACAATGAATTTATTTTCAGTAGATTCAAACGATGTTACTTTAGATTTTACGCGCGGTACATTAGGAACTATTCAAATCAACGGCACGAGTTCGGCTGATATTGAAATGTTTGATGGTGGATGGTTGAATGTATTATTAAGAAGTGGTAGTAACGCATCATTAGAAGTTGTTGCTAAAAAATCAAAATATGGAAAAATTGTAGCAGCAGTATCTGCTTCTGCAACAGCATCATTTGCATCAACAGGCACAGTAACACTCGGTGGTACTGGTAATGGTGCACGTCTTAAAGGACAGCTTCAAGAATTGAGACTTTGGTCATCTAGTTTACAAGATTCGCCATTTAATAATCATACAAAAGCACCGGCTGCATATGATGGCAATGTTGATGCATATGATGAATTAGTATTCCGTTTGCCACTAACAGAAAAAACCAATCACACAACGGCTGTTACAATGTCAGGTGTTGAACCTAATCTGTCAGGAATATCAGCTTCATTTGCAAGTTGGACTAATGCAGAACCATATGACTCAATTGAAGAAACATATTATTATGACGGAATTTCTTTGGCTGCTGGAACATTTGATGACAACAAGATTAGATTGGAAGATAATGAATTGGTCGGAACATTGGATGTTAAATCTAGAGCAGAAAGAAGCCAATTTGATAAAGCTCCATTAGATTCAAACCGTTTAGGAGTATATTTTTCTCCTCAAACAATGATCGATGAGGATATTATTGCACAACTTGGATTTACTGAATTAGATTCATATATTGGCGATCCTGGCCAGCAATATGAACGTTCATACCCAGATCTAATTAAAGCTGCGCAAAAATATTGGAAGAAATATGAAACAAAGAATGATCTTAATGCATATATCAAAATATTTACGTTGTTTGATCTTTCTTTTTTCAAACAATTAGATCAATTACTTCCAGCACGTGCTGATAAAATAACTGGGTTATTAGTTCAACCTAATATTCTAGAAAGAAACAAAGATTCATTTGCTCCAAGAGTACGACGAAAAGACGTTGCATATAATTCAGAGTTGGATATAAATGAAACAACAGTGTTGTCGGCAAGTAGACCACAATATGAAATACCATTTCCAATTCCAATTGTACCAAGTGGATTATATGATGATTATTTTTCTGTAGCTGATGTTAATTTTTTAAATTTATCATCACAAAATGATAGTCAGTATGTAGCATTTTTAACTCGTAGTGCAGCTGAAAAATACAACGGATATGCAGGAACATTTTTCCATCCAATTACTAGCAGTGTTACATCTACAACAAGAGAAAGTCTTAGTTATGTTGAATACCGCAAATCAACATATGGTATTACATATCCAATAGAAATCGGAAGTGGTTCTGCAGAAACTGGTAGTGATGAAATAGTATTTGAATCAGCTGAGACGGTTGGTACTGAAGCTGAATCGAGATATATAACATCATCTATATTTTATGCATTTGGGTCTTCGTCATATTCAACTAATCCTAAATCAGCTGAAAACCCATGGGAATTTGGTTCTGGTGATGTTATATTTGTGCAAATTGTTTCTAGTTCAAATGATGTTACGATTGATACTGGCGAAGAACGCACATATTTACGTGATATTACATTGCCACTGCCTGCGATGGGTCCTTCTGCAGAAGAAACATCTACTTTTTATGAAGTTATTAATAACAACGCTTCTCGACCAAAAAATGGTGGTGGAAATCTTTTTTGGGATTTATTATATGAATACTTAGATACATATCGAACAACTAATTCAGAATATCCAGATAATTCTACATTCTTTAGTTTACCAATTGCAGTAGACATTGAGAAATATGGCGCCTTGAGTTCAATACAAATAGAATTGCAAATTGGAAGCGGAAGTACCAGTACACCAGATAGTGATTTTGTTGCTGCAATATCTTCAAATCCAGTTGAGCTAACCCCTGCAGGGGGGGCTTCTACAGAAACCGGAACATTTACTTTTAATACGACCATGGATGATTTATATGCTGCATTAACACGTACCGATAGTTGGGCAGCACCAGGTTCAACAGTGTTTGCTAAAATGACAATGACATTTACGCCATCTAGCGGTGATTTTAATAATGATATTATTGGTATACAAACATTACAACATCTTGGTACATCGTTGCCTTTATCATACATTTTAGCAAATATTTCATCTTCTAGAATAGATAATTCAAATATATTTGCTGAAACAACGTCTTCTGCAGAACTATTCCCATATTCAATATGGACTACAACGGGAAGTTTTGATGCTGATTTAGAAGGAATAGATATATATAATATCGTTCCTAGTGCATCTCGTATTGATGTTTCATTTTCAAGTTCAGTTTCAGCAAGTATTCTATCAGCTGCTGGAAATAATTTTATTGAATTCACTGGATATGATATTCAATTTGTAAAATGGGGCGTATCAGGAAGTTTACCAAATTATCCAGGACAACCAGATAAACCATTGACAATGATAGATAACAAATTAATTATCGATAGTAACCAAATCAATTTAAGCACATATAGGACAGGTTCTGCAGCTTGGGACGTTAATAATATTTATCCAAGTGGCGGAAATACAGCTACTTATGGTAATCCTGATTTTCCGGTATTCCCTGCAGGAGCAGACGATGTTGATGAGTATCTTAGTGATTTATTATTTACTCAATTAACATATTCGACTATGTCAATTACATTGCAACCACAAATAACATCAAGTTTATATACTACAAGTAGTGAAGTGGCTAGATCTAAAATTGATTCTGTTACATTTTATTATACATACTCTGGGTCAGCGGTTACTGGAAGTGTTACGACGGGGTATATTGTTGTATCTGGGTCAGACATATTAACACCCGACATAAATGGAAATCCGGTGAGAGGCGTTGATATCAATGGTCCTGCGCAGGTTCAAGATTTTATCGGTATTGGAGCAGAAAATTCATTATATAATGGAAGCAAAATGACTTCTAGAGGATTTAATATTGAAAGTCCAGACACAATAGATGGTGGCCCGGTAGTTGAAACAAGACAATCTAATCCAAATCAATTAATATATCAATCTCCGGGTGAAAATGGTAGTTTTTCATTATCAGGACAATAATCGTTATTTTTTACAATGAAAATATTTATATGAAATAAAAGGTGAATAACAATGGGATATTTAAATAATAGTTCAGTAACAGTAGACGCAATTCTAACTAAAAAAGGTAGAGAATTGTTAGCTAAAGGACGAAGTAACTTTAATATTACACAGTTTGCGGTTGCAGATGATGAAATTGATTATGATTTATGGAATCCAGCTCATCCGCTTGGTACAGATTATTATGGCACAATCATTGAAAATATGCCGATAGTTGAAGCAGTGCCAGATGAAACTCAAATGTTGAAGTATAAACTTATTACGCTTCCAAAGAAAACTACAAAAATACCGGTAGTTACAGTAGGTAATACTTCAATTACATTAGTGGCAGAAGGGGACATTGCAGTGATTAGTCCAAATACATCTAATTTTACTGGAGGAAATGCATCATTGGGGTATACAGCAATTCTTTCAAATTCAGATGTTGCTGATATTAGAATAGCACCAGGCGGCGAACTTCAAACATCAGTGTTGCCGACAGCGCCTAGATTTATTGGAGATAATGAAGATGCTCAAAGTGTTGCAGTGTCAGGAAGATCATTTGAAGTTGTTGCAAAACGACAAATTGTAGATAAGACTGCAACTATTACTATCATAGGTAATGAAACGGGTGGAAGCACAACAATTAATTTAACAGTTAAAGCAACAACAATACAGACATCCGCTGCAACTTCGGCCTTAAGTTAAATATTACAGGAATAACATCATGAACATAAAACAATTAAAACAATTACCTAAAGTAAGTCAGCGTGTCGTTGGCCCGGCTGTACCACAGACAACTTTTCAGAATTTGTCAGATGCACAGGCGAATGCAACAAGACTAACAGCAGCTGCAGCTAATCAAGCGCCTGATTTACAAGGAGCAGGAATACAAGAACAAATTAAT